GGCAAGAAGAGAGACTGGGTCGAAGAAGAAGTAGACCCTGAGACTAATCTTTTGACGCGTAAACTTAATTGTGAAATGCGTACAGAAGTAGTCCGTCAAATCAATTGCTGGCGTGAAGGAAAGCGTTCGTATCCTATTATCAATGGTTGTAAGAAGGATGAAGTACTCTCTAAGGTGAAGTGCAGAATCTTTTTCGGATCAACTATGGCACTAGTGTACAACGTTCGAAAGTATTTCTTGCCAATTGTGCGTGTTTTCCAAATGAATCCCCTGACCACTGAGTGTGCTGTCGGAATTAATGCTCATGGCCCTGAATGGGAAGAGCTTCGAGAGTTCATTCATGCGAAGGAGAATTTGTTTGGAGGAGACTATGGTTCATATGACACCAAGCTTAGTTCGCAATTACTAATGGCAGCTTTCTCGTGTCTGATCGAGTGTGCATCTATGTGCAACTACTCGGCAGATGATATTGCTATTATGCGTGCTATGGTGTCTGATATTGTATTCGCAGTTATCAATTTTGACGGCAATGTCCTTCAGATGATGTTGGGAGTCCACATTAGTGGAAATCCTCTCACAGTCATTCTGAATGGTATTTGCGGAAGTTTGAATCTGCGAGCCTATTTCTTCCACGCCAACCCTACATTCGTGAAGGATGCAGTAGACTTCCGTTCATGTGTTAATTTGATCACTTATGGTGACGATAATATTGGCACAGTAAATGGAAAGAACTGCAATTTTACGATTAAGGGAGCTTCAGAGTTTCTAGCTCAATATGGTCAGATTTATACCATGCCAGACAAGGAGTCAGAATTGGCGGATTATCTAGACCGGTCTCAAGATGAATTCCTGAAGCGAAATTCCGTGTATATCCCGGAACTTAAGAGACATTTAGGTGCTCTTAGTACGGGATCCATGCACAAAATGCTCCACTGTTACTTGCGCAACAGAAAGAGTCCTCTTACTGAGGAACAGGCGTGTGCGCAGAACATCGATACCGTGTTGCTTGAAGCATTCAATCATGGTAGAGAATTTTATGAAGATTATCGAGCGAAGATGAAAATCGTCGCAGAGCGGTCTGGTCTAGCACACATGTGCGACAGACTTGAAGAGACTTTCGATGATCGCGTGGATAGGTGGCGTGAAACCTATGAACCTTCCGATGGGACGTCGGGAGAGGCGTAAGCCATGAGTTAAATAGTCCCCTGTGATCTATGGTTACCAGTATTTATTATGTGTTTTCATATTTGTGTATATTAGATAGATGGCTTAGTCACGGGAATAAACGTGCTGTAGTGGCGGACGCTATTTAGCGTCGGGAGTCGTTTCCCAACCATCAAGTGTGAGTGTACGTATATCTGGGTAAATTGTATGTACTCTATGTAAACTAACCCACAACAAAAACAAACAACAAAAGGAAGAGTGACAAGGGTACCAATCCCGCCCAGTCACCACCGAGAGGTATTCTAAAGGGAGAGAAATCCGGCGAGACGCCGGTAACACCCCCACTATTGGACATTGGTCCACCTGCCCTGAAAAGGCGGCAAAGGAATAATCTAGAGAAAGCTTTAGAACAGTTGGCGATAGCCACTGAGCTGATCGATGAGCTTCTTCCAGAGAATTTCGAGCCCCAATCCGGCACAACGGGTGTTAATGTTCGCCCTGCTGGCAACGTTGGAATGCAGAATGTTGCTTTCGACGACCAGAATCTTGGCTATACTTATGATGTTCTTACTACGGTAGATCCAACAAGAAGTATGCAAGATGCGAACGATGCCGCACTAGAAAATTTCTTCGCACGTCCAGTGAAGATTGCGGAATATGAATGGGGCACCGGTACAACTCTTGCCGGTGACTTCAATCCATGGCAGTTATTCTTCGAGAATCCTCGAGTGATTAACCGTGTCAATAACTTCAAATTGTTGCGTGCTAATTTGCACCTCAAAGTGTTGATTAATGGTAACGGTTTCCACTATGGGAGAGCGATGATGTACTATAATCCATTGGATGCTCTGGATGACCTCAGCTCAAATGCGGCACTTGTGCCCGAAGATTTGATCGGAGGTTCCCAGAAACCTCATATTTTCCTCAATCCCACCTTTTCCGAAGGTGGTGAAATGCGGCTGCCATTCTTTTGGCCTCTGAATTATATGTCCATTCCTTCAAGTGATTGGAGACAAATGGGCAGAATATATTTGAGGTCTATTAATGCTCTGAAACATGCAAACGGAGCTTCTGATAAAGTCACAGTCAGCGTATTCGCGTGGGCTGAGAATGTGGCTTTGTCTGTCCCTACATCTAGGGATATCAATACGCTGGTCCCCCAGTCTGGTTTTGAAAAGCAGTCTGGTATCGGAGCAGCTATGGATAAAGCAAACCGAGCATATAAAGCAGGAATGTCAGAAATTGACGAAGCTAATCAGACAGGAATTGTGTCTGGTCCAGCTACAGCGCTTTCAAAGGGAGCAGCGCTCCTTGCGCCTTTGACTGGTCCAATGCAACCTTTTCTGACTGCAACGTCAGGTGCTCTAGGAGCGTTGGCGAGTCTCGCCAAGACACAAGGCTACTGTAAGCCTGTTGTCACAAAGAATCCAGATCAATATAGACCGACCCCTACTGGATCTTTGGCTCTTACTAATGTTCCGGAGCCCATTGCAAAGCTCACAGTTGACGATAAACAAGAGTTGACTATCGATCCCGGAATATCGGGTATTGGGAGAGAAGACCAAATGGAAATCTCTTCCATTGCTCGCCGGGAATCGCTGTTGACCACGTTTACTTGGCCAATTGGGGCACCTCCAGAGACAATGCTTTGGAATTGTGCAGTTCAACCACAACTATTCGCACAGTCAGGTAATACACCTAACGTTGCGTATCATTTGACAGCGCTAGCTTATGCTGCGTTGCCATTTAAGTTCTGGACTGGCACAATTAACTTTCGTTTCCAAATGGTAGCATCAAGCTTCCACAAGGGACGACTGAAGGTTGTCTATGATCCGGATTACCTCGATCCGATCCCGGAGTATAACGTCAACTATTTGGAAGTAGTTGATTTGGCAGAGAAGTCTGACTTTACTGTGTCTATCTCTAATACACAGGATGTCACTCTACTGCGGCAGTACACTGCTGGCGTTTATGATGCCAGCGATGTGTGGGGCCCAGTAGGCTTCCCCTCAAAACCAAGAGGAAATGGAGTCGTCGGCGTTTACGTAGTGAACGAATTGACAACCCCAAATTCGACAGTGGACAATGACATTGGAGTGAATGTTTATGTGTCCGCGGGAGAAGATTTTGAAGTATTTGTTCCAGATGAAGATTTTGGAGCGTTTGAATTCAAACCCCGCGTCGGACCAGCAGTACAGGAGACTTCCGTAGAGGAGGAACCCCGTCTGGTGGACGAGACTGCCAGAATTACTGGTTTTGAGAAACAGAGTGGTGTAGACGACACCTCCCCTGATGCTGTTGAAACAGTTGAACTAGATAAGCCCGTCGACCAAGAGTCAAGCACTTTGGCTCTTCAACCCGTCTCTATGAACTTAACAAATCTAGTTTATACTGGTGAGGCAATCAGGAATTTCCGCACAATTGCTAAGAGGTACAATCTTCATACCTCAATTGGTCTAAGGAATGCGACCGCACAGTCTACGTATGGTTCCTATCCATCTTTCCCCTTCTTGAAAGGTCAAGTGGCAGGAGCCGTCCACACCGCTGGTGATGGATCACGCTACAATTATTGTAATACCGTAATGTTGCACTATTTAATGTGCGCATTTTCCGGTTGGCGTGGTTCAGTTCGGTGGAAGTGGATTTACAAGGACACTAGCAATTTGCCCAAGAATGGCTCGCTGTATATTCAGCGACAATCCATTGAGAGCGGAGACAAGTATAGTCAAGCAAGTACGAATGCCTTTACAGGTTCTGACCCCAAGGGGTTTGCTCGTGCTGCTTGTATACAGTTTCCCGACTCGCCCAGACCCGCAGGTGGATATTTCGGTGCAAGAGGTATGGCTTATGCCAGTCTAGCAATTAATCCGAACGCAGAATTTGAGATGCCCTATTATTCCGATCTTCGCTTTTCTCCAGGAAAACGCGAAAATTGGACTAGGACAAATCAGGACTGCGAGTCCTATTTCTACCAGTGGATCGACAAAGGAGATCAGACGACGCATTATGATATATTTTGCGCCGCTGGGGAAGATTTCCAAACTTTCTTTTACACGGGTCCACCCAGGATGTATTGGTATCCTGATGTGCCTGTGTAAATTCCCCAAACCAAAGCCCTCCCCTTAACAGGGGGGGGCACCTGGCAATACTATTATAGTCAAGATACTCGAAGGAGGTGAGACTTGAAGCCAACCTACACATGGTGTTCGATCGCATTTGCGGTCTAGCATCGTAGACAAATAGTACCTTACGTGACCTAAGGTCGGTGTCTGGAAACAGACACTAAGCTGGGTGCGCCATGAATTTATTTCTGTGAACTTGAATTTTTACTCTCGTTCTGGCGCAGCCAGATGAGAGGTTTTATACACTTGGTCACAGATTTAAGAGCGCGCCCGGAACGGACGTTTAGCGTTTATAAGAGGGAGGACTTCAGTTTTGTACAAGTCCTCCCCGCGTCCGGGTCACTTGTGCG